CCGCCGGTCCCGCTACCGTTTCCGACCGGCAGGTTCGCCGGCGTCGTGTCGAAGTAGGTCATCGGGCACGCCGTGAACGACCCGTTAGCTGACGAGCAGTCCGCCTGCGACACGCCCTGGTAGGCATCGTCCGCGACCATCGCGCCCGGAAAATAGGCGAGCCGGGTCCTCAGCGTGCCGCCCGTGACCGACTCGGCGGACACTACGCCCCCAATATGAATGAGGTTGCCCGCCGGCGAGAACGCCGGCGTCTGCAGCGGTAGCCAGTAGGTCTGGTTCGAGGCCGCCGAGCCGTCGAAATGCGTGCTCGCAAGGTTGACGGTATTCCATGCGCCCGCATTGAGCAGGCCCGCGAGCGGCTCGTAGTAAGGCGCGAGCCCGGCCTGAAAAACCCCGAGATTGAATCGGTACGTCCCAGCCGTGATCCGAGATGTGAACGGAATTCCGATGGCGTCGATGTAACAGTTGAACGGCGTGAAATGGCGCGTGAAGAACGCCCGCGTTGGCGCCGCCGCGGCCGCATAGGTCGAAAACGACGGCACCAGGTAGCACGGCATTTGCGACGACACGAGGTACTGCGAGGCCAGCGTGAGTACGCGCTTGGGATACCCTCCATGTGGCATTGGTTACTCCTCCCCCGCGATTCGGCCGAAGCGGAATCCTGCCGCGATTGCCTCCATGTTCGCACTCGTCGGCGTCCAATCGCCGTCGATGACGCCCGAGTTGACGTTGTTCGCCGCTACGTTGATCTCTCCGTCGCCGTAAATGTCGTAGTACACCGTTCCCGACGAGATCGAGATGACCTTGCCGCCGACCGCCGTTTCCGGCCAGTCCTGGCCGGCGTCGTAGACGAGTTTCGGGAGGCTCGCCACCGTCGTCGTGGGGACCAGCGTGTCGGAAAACACGCGAAGCCCGGTGGCGTCGTACAGGACGACGACCATCGAGATAGCCGGCGAGTTCGTCGAACCGAGGAAGACGTAGCGCCGCAAGTCGAGCTCTACTGGCTCGATGGTAGCGTCGGTCCCGAAGGACCATTCCAAAAGAGCCGGCGCGGTCGCCGCGACCCAGTACCACGTCTCGGTGGTGGCGGTAACAGTCAGACTGGCGCCCGGGGCGATCGCCGTCCCGGCCATTACCTCTGCGTAGGTCGGCTTAAGGCCCGTCGCGACAGCCAGCAGCCGCACCGTCACCGACGAGGAGCGGTTGGTAATGGTCAGCGTCTGGCCGCGCACTAGGCGCGCCAGCAGTTGTTCACGCCGCAGCTCGAGTTCGGTGGATGCCCCCATGCCTGCTAAAGAACGCCCTCGGAAATCCAGCGCTGGACCACCACGCGACCGGCTTCAAAGTGGTGCGCGTCTTCTGTTCTATACCCCGCGCCCCAGAACCAGCCGTGCCTTTTCAGCACCGAGTACAGGTCGAGAAGCCCCGCCTGGACCAGGTCATCTCCACGGCGGTCCAGTTTGCCGCCGATCGTGAAGTCGATCGCCATGCCGAAGGAATGGTTCGAAGCCAGGCCAGGCACCCCACGCACGTGACGGCAGCAGAGCATCCCAACCGAGCCCAGCGACGAGTACAGCAACGGTTTTTGCGCCTTCACGTCGGCCAGCGCCGCGCGAAGCAGCGCCACCGCCGGGCGGAAGCCTGTGACGCGAAATGGTCCGACCGACTCCGTCACCATCTGCGCCCGCCACCACGCGTTCGTGGGTGACACGCAATTCTTCGTAAGCCGCGCCACTGGTAGTCCGCGCCGCCGGAGAATGTCCGAAGTTGGGCATGGGCCGCCACTCTGCGTGTTGATCGATGACGCAGGCGGTACGGGCACGAGCTTCTGAAGGTCGGCGATCATCACGGGCTCACATCCGCGCTCGCACGGTACCAGTTCGTACCGTCGCAGTAGATCGTGGCCACTTTGGCCGTTGCCACTGCGACACCTGTCCCGGTCGCCCCCTTGAAGGTCAGCGTTTGCCCGGTCTTGTTGTGTACGATCTTCACCGCGCCATCAGTGAGTGGAAGGATCACGTCGCGCCCGGTCGTCAGCGTGCCGGACATCTCGATGATGTTCTGATCGTACTCCGACGCCGAGAGCGTCTTGTTCGCATCCGTCATCGACACCGCCGCGCGCCCAAATGCCAGCGCAACGCCGTAGCCGATGATCTTGTCGCACTTGACGTCCCCGTCGACGATCCTCGTTTCGTTTGCCATAGTTACTCCGTTACCCTCATGCTGCCGCGAATGATCAACGTCCCCAAGACCGCGATCGCCCCGAACATCGAAGCCTGCGCGCTGCCAGGAATCACGACCGTCTCACCAGCCGGTATCACGTCCTTCGACCACGCCATGCCCTGCGGCACGTTGGCCCACTGAGCACCGTCCCACAGCCAGAGCCCTCCGAGCGTCTTGGTCAGCAGCCTAATCGCGGCCCCTGGCGTATCGGACGGCTGCCCCAGGTCCGCCGTCTCGCGATACGGCATGCCCGAAACGAGGCGAACGACGCCGGATTCATCCACCGCCGTTACATCCGAGCCATTCGTCGTGCATGAGCCGAGGAGCACGCACTTCACGGCAGGCGGCTCAGGGTCGGTAGCGACCGCTTCGAGAGTGCCATCCTGTTTGAACCAAATCCAAACTCGGGCCGTCGCCGCCGGCACTTCGAGAGGCTGAAACTCTTTGACGGCCTTGTAGCCATCGATCGCCGCTACGACGCCAGACACGAGGACGTGGAGCCCCTCGCCCGCCGATAGCTCGCCGCCGTACACGACCGCAAAACATCCTCCTCCGCCGCGTGCCGCCATGTCGAGCATCGCCGCGTTTTCGTTGACCTTCGATGTGAAGTTGGCCTCGCCAGAGCCAATCGTTTTGGCGACTCCCGCGGAATCGCCGTCAGCAACATCGGAGGGCCAAACCAGCGCCGAAGGCTCGATCGGAAGCGGACAGTCCGACGCAAGCAGAGTTACCGGCAACGCTCCTCCCGTGGCAGCTCGAGTGCTCGGTCGATCTCGGATATCTCTGACTCGATCGCTAGGCGAAACAAGGCCAGCCGCTTGGCTCTAAGCCAGCCCGCTGAGCCTCCTAGCGTCACCGTGGTTTCCTCTTTTTCGTTCGGCTCATCAGGCCTAAGTCTCAACACGTCGATCAAGGCATCGAGCAGCTGCACCGCTTGACGCACTGCGCAAACCGAACTACCCGCCAGCACCAGGCCCACCGCGCCCATTCCGAGCGCAAGCCAAATCAAATTGCCGCCCATGAATCTCCTTCGTCTGTCGACTCCCACTCGCCGGGCTCACTCGCACCGTCGGCCATCGCGGTCAGCACCCATCGCCGCGGCCCTCCAGCGGGCGCTTCGATCGCGAACGAATCGGGCGCGAATGCGATTGGCGACCCGCCAGCGTCTCGCACCGGAAACTCGGCACCCGGCACGCTCTCGTCTGGCCGCTGCAGTCGCAGGTAAATCTTGCCTGGCCCCGAAGAACCGGCATCGTGCTTGAAGACGGCGTAGGCCTCCCAGCCTAGTCCGTCTTGCATCACCTCCGGGTATCGGGCGCTCATAAACAGCAGTTCTGGGTCCTCGAACGTCCTGCCGTCGTCCGTCGACCGAGTCAAATAAACGTGCCCGGTCGCCGCACTCTCGTAGATTAGGCGCAGCGTCAGGTTCGGCGTCCACATTGTGCGAGCCGCTAAAACATCCGCGCCCCATAGCGTCTCTAGGTCCCAGCCCTCGCGCGGCGAGCCTGAATCGGCCCGCAGCAGCCAGACCTGGCCGTCCCGAATCGCCGTGCGCGTGTACCGCCCTAGCCGGTCCCGCGAGTTGTGCGGCCCTGCAGCCTCGCCTCCTCCACAAGGCGGCTCTTCAGGCCAATACACGTCCACCGACGCCCGGTAGTAGCACAAATCGTCTTCGAACGCCGCTCCGCAGTTCCCACCAGGCGGGTCAGGACACGGGATCCAATCAAACGCACAGTACGAGTGGCCGGCCCACGCCTCGACGTAGCGAAACGTCTCGCAGTACGTCAGCGCCTCTACGTCGTCGGTCTCGTCGAAATCACAGTCCTCCGGCAGTACCAGACAACTGCACCCGCAGCACGTGTCGCGCCGGACTGCCGTGAAGGGAATGCCGTGACTCGCGGGAACGATATGCACGACCGCGAATTGCCGCCAGCGCCTGGCGAACGAATCGTGAAGATGGATCGTGCCCGCAAACGTCGGGGGATCGGTCGGGCAGTAGCAATCTTCGACCGTAACGGTATCGTCGGCGTAAAAGTAACTCGCCGCAGACGCCTCGACCTCGTATGAGTCCGCCCCCGTGATGCCCGGCAGGCCATGCGTGCAATCACATCCACCAGCGCGGCAGCTAACCGCCCCCGGCGGAAGCGGGCCATCCCCCTTCATGGCCACGACCTCGCTCGCAAAGCCTGAGCCATCGTCCACCTGATAACCGCCGCGAATGTGCGAGGCCTGCGACAACGTCGCGGGCGGAGTCGGCCCCGGGCACCCCGGCCCACAGGGTCGAATCGACGATGGCGAATCCTCGACCTCGAAGCCGATCCAGTTCTCGCGATGCGAATACGAGTCTGCGCCCGATCGCGGCCCCGCTGTTACCGCCAGATCGTCATCGACGTAGACCCGCAACTCGGAAAACGACCAGCTCGACCCCGTGCAGGGCGGCGGCACGTCCAGAACGAGGGCGTCGATTTCCACACGCACCGTTGCTCCGGTATACGAGAGTAACGGAACGACGATCGTCGCAAAGTACGGGCTCTCGATCGTCAGGCCCCCCCCTGCGCCCGCTGGATTATTGAAGGCGCTCAGCGTGGCCCTAACCCCTTGCGACGGGAATTCTGCGCCCCACTGGATGGCCTTAACCATGCGCGCCGTTACCCCGGTGCCCGATCCGGAGTAACTGCCAGAGGGCGTCATCTCCGCTAGCCAGCGGTAGTTGTGCGGCCCTGCGTTTCGCCTAACCACCCGACCCCCCACACCCGCACGGCCTCGGCGGCCTCGGCGGCCTCGGCGGCCGGTAGCCCGGCTGCGCCCGCATGTTCGCCTCGAGGTAACGCTCCAGTGCGAACTGGCGCTCGATCGATGCGAGCATGCGGGCGACGAACTCCGGATCGCCCTCGATCTTCACCTCGGCGGTGCCGCCATCGAAGCGCCTGCGTAACCGGGTCCTCATGGCACAGGGTCGTAGTCGGGCATGAACAGAAACTCGCCAAAGCGCTCATCTTCCGGATCGACCACCTGGATCGGGCTTGCCGGTACAACCGGCAGCGCAACCACGGAGCCGCGCTCCACCGAGAATGAGCGGTTCGTCGTGCGCAAGAAACTCGTTCGGGGCAGCACGCCGACCGAGCGCCTGGCGCTTGCGCGACGCATTCGCTCCAGCGTGAACAGATCGAACGCGCCGATCGGCATTCCGAACCTATCGATGATCGTCGATGTCACGAGTTCGTATCGCGCCATCTGATGCCTGTCGTTGCTGTAGAGCGGTGAACACCGTACGACGAGCCACTGCTCCCATGTCTCCAAATCGTCGGCCATCACCTGTACCGGGTCGCCGAAGCGCAGTTTGCGCGGGTTGGTTTGAAGTGGATCAAGATCGTCGACGATGTACCGCAGCGGTGCGATGAACGTCAGGTAGCGCCGCGCAAAGCACGCGTAATCGAACACGCGCCTGGCGACCCAGTCGACAGCCGCCCGCGTTGTCAGCGTGCCATCCATGACCACGATCGGCACGCAATCGCCGCCCATGAACTCCGGCGAGAACGGGTCGGGATAGAACTCGTGCTCCGGCGGCAAGCCCATCACGTTGAATGACGTCGGGTTGAAGACGAATTGCGACAGCAGCGTCGCGCCCTGGTTCGTGCTCGCACGTGAGGCTCCGCCGTGGACGATCACGTAGTTCCCTTCTGGCGGCTCGATGTGGCGCTGCTCATCGGTGATGTAGTTGTGCGGCACGAGCTGCCCCTCGGCCGCAAACTCGCCATCCCCCTCGTCGATCGGATACGATGCGAGTAGATGCGGCAACGCCTTCGCCCCCGGGTGCAGCCGCGTAAAACGCATGAGGTTGTTGTAGGGCGGCCTCTGCTGCTGCCGGATGCGCCACATGCCGTCATCGCCCGCGTTGAGGTCGAAGACCGGCCATGCGCCGAGAAAATCACGTGCGTTCTGCGCGACGAACTCGCCGACCGAGGAGTACGCCTCGACGAGCAGGCTCTCATCATCCGCCCCTCCGTCTGACCAGAAGCGGACAGGTAGGTCGGGCACGTCGATCATCTCAGCCGGATATCCTGCCGCCTCGATCGCATAGCGCAGCCCGTTTGAAACCTTCATCGAGCGGTACTGCGTCTCGGTGCCGCTCGCGTAAACCTCGGTGAGGTACCACCGCTCAGGAAACAGTGCGCGCTGAAGCCGGGTCCATTCCCCTGGGCCGCTGAACCGGTAAAGACGCGAGCCCGGCTTGGGATACTGATTCTCGATCGCCGCGCCGCTGCCGGGCCTTTCCCCTCGAATCTGACTGGACTCGTTGCGGGCCACGTGGAATCGCGCCAACCGGGTCACGAGATTGCCCTCAGCGTCGTGGATGCTCACGTCGCAAGGCGTCGCGATAATGTCTTGCAGCTCGGGCATTTCGTTCGTGAAATCTGCGATCGAAACCTCGCACGCCTCCGAAGCCGGATCGTCCTGTCCGTCCTCGGCGCTCACGTCGTCTACCACCTCTTGCCGGCCCACACTTACGACAGGCTCTTCCTCGACCTCGAGAATGCGCCCAGTCGGGAACACGAGCGGCGTCACGCTCAGCGCCTCGGTCACGCCGTTTTTACGGACCCGGTAGCGTCTGAGCGTCGGCGTCTTGTCGAATGCCTCCCACGCCTCGTTGTAGCCGCCCCACAGTGTGATTTCGACCTCGTAGGCGCGGGTGAAGAGCATCGCCGGCGTGCACGGGTAAATTTTCACTCCGCCAAGACAATCCTGCACCGGCCAGTGCTCCTCTAGAGACATGCCGTCGTGTGGTACCTCGATATCCGTGCCGGCAAAAAACAGCTTGCACTCGGCCTCCGTCCCTTCCGGAAAGTCGCCGTACCATTCCAGCACGAACGGCGTTTGAGAGCCGGGGTAGACCGGTATCTCGAACGGATCGTCGCGCCAGGTCGCGACCTCCGGGAACGTCACCCGGCTCACCTGAAAGAGCGCCCGCACGTCACGCCGCAGGTCGAGGCGAACCGGGGCCAGCGTTGGCGCGTAGTCCGGATCATAAGGAATCCGGTACTTGGTGATCCCCTTGTTCAGCAGCGCCTGCGTCGCCGAATTGAACGCGGTCAGAAGACCGTACCCGCCTGCCTTGGAATCGAACGAGTGCGTCGAGCAGAGATTGAGAACCGTGCCCGACCATCGACCATCCGAGCAGCTCTCAGAAGCGTCTGAAACGACCTGAAAGTAGACACTTTGGAGAGGGTACGGCTCCTCACACCATTGCCAGACAAAACGGCGGCGCCACACTAGACCTTCGCCCGCGATGCAGCGCTCATACAGAACCGCTTTTCCGTCGAAGAACAGCTTTACCGCGTACTGGCCGTTTCCGACCCCACCGCCGTTGATGCCCGGGATCCCCGAGAAATAACAGGTCGCAAACGCCCCACGCGATACCGGTCGTTCTGGCAGGATAAACGAGTAGACGAGCGCTTGATCCGGCTTATGGTTCAGGGTCGAAACAAACACGCGATCGAGATCGATCGGATCGTCAGAGGTGCCCGGAGACGGAAACGCCTCCTGATCCGCCTCGAGCCGCTGCTCCCAACTAGCACCGGCCACGATGCGCCGCTGATGCATAGGCATCGAGGCCGATTCCGGACTCGAGTAGTTGAGGTCCGGGTAGTCGTACTGGCGGCTCACGAGTTGCTCCTCGACGCCGGGCGCCACTACTGCAAAGGCTCCTCGATACACCGCCGGCGTTGGAGCGCGCTCGAACAAGTTGCCGCGGTCGAACTCGTATGGCCGCAGCCTGAGCCCGACTCCCTCGATGAACATCACCTCGTTCGGCAGCTCGCGCGAGCCCCTGGCGATCTCGCGGTCGCGACGCTCGTACAGCACCGGACGCTGCACGATCGCCGGAAACAGCCTACGGAAGGTAACCCTGGTCGATCGGCCTGGGGTCGACGCCCCGCCGGCGCTGCCGAGCGGCATTGCTAGAGCAGCCCCGTCGCCAGGCCCTGCCGGTAGGCGCGATCGTTGAGGAAGTGGCCGCGTACCCGCGTTGGCAATGCACGCTGCGCACGGGCGCCGCCGCCGAGGATCTCGCGCGTATCCTTAAGCGCGCGCGTGTTCTCCCGAATCGCTGACGTGTTACGCTCCATCGCCGTCTCCACCTGCTTCCCGCCGTTTCCAAATGTTGCCGCGATCCCACCCAATCCCGCCACGATCACGCGCCCGACCGGGCTGTCGAAGAACGCGCTGATCCGAGCCTGCAAACTGACGAAGAACTGGGTCGCCTTCGAGAGCGTGCGAAGAAACGGCGTCCCAACGACTCGCACGAATTCCATGCCCGTGCGCTTCGCCTCTTCGAGCCAGAACGAAAACTCTTCGGCCTGCGCCAGGCTCGCCTGGGTCGGCGCGTTCGCCCCGCTGAACATATGCCGCTTAGCCTCATCGGAGAGCAGGAACGACCGCGCCATGTCCGCCTGACCATAGTTCATCGCCTTACGTCGCGCCTCTTCGAGCGAGCCCGAACGCGCGACGTCCTCGAGCGCTCGCATCAGTTTCGCTCCAACGTCGCGATCTCCGAACGGCCCGCCGAGCGGGTTGATTCCCGCCTGCAGCGCTTGATACTGAGCGATGCCACCGCGCTCGATCGCGGCCTGAAACTGCTGCGCGCGGCCTGCCATGTCGCCGCCTAGAAGTGAGCCCGCTCGCTGCATCTGCGCGTACGTGCCGACCGACGTGCCCGCTTCAAGCATCCCCGACGTAAACGCCTGGAGCTGGTCCTTGGCCGACATCGCCGATGCCGCAACCGCTGTAAACGCCATTGTCGCAATCCCGATCGGGCCCGCCAGCGATGCAAACCGAGGCCCGAGCGCGCTTACGGCATCCATTGTTCGCCCAACTAGCGGCGACACCCCGCCCATATTGAACCGCGTCGACCGGATAAAGGTCGACAGCGCCCCGGCCTGGTTTTGGCGCGCAAGATGCCCCGACAATTGATTCATCGCCGCGAGCGCCCTTGGATCGCCGGTCTGCTGAAACCGCTGCGAGTAGAAGTTCCAGCCGGTTGCCGCCGCCTGCCCGGCCTGCTGTCGGAACTGTCCCCCGGTTACGCGGTTGGCCGCATTCAAAAACTGAAACTGCTGCAGAGGGGTTGGGCCCTGGACCGGCGGCCTGGTCCCAACAATTGCTTGCATGAACCCGCCACCGCCTGCCGCCGCCTGGGTTGCCTGCCTCGCCTGGCTCGTAACACCCGAGAGTCCACCCTGCACGCCCTTCAGGGCAGAAGCCAGCTGCGTGAATACCGCCAGGTCGGCCTGAGCGCCGATGTCTATAACGATCGCCATGCTCTACTCGAAATGAACGCCCTTGTCCCAGCCGGACATGTCCGGCACGCCAGGTAGCGGATCGGCGCCCGCCATCGGTTCCTCTTCCGCCGGCTTGCGAAACACCTCGAGGATCTCCGATGCCCAGCGCAGGTCGAGCTCCGGCAGGCCTCCACCGGCCTCCGCCGCCCCGAGCAGCACACATAGCGCCCCGAGCCGCTCATTGAGCGACCACAGGAGCGCATCTTGGCGCGAGGCTAACTCTGGATGGGGGAGGAAGTTTCCGACGCAGGCTCGCACGAGACTCCTGCGCCAGATGCTAAAGGGTCGACGTGCACCACCCGCGCCTGACCATCATCCTCGCCTTCCTCATCATCATCGTCCTTACGTTTCGGTTGAGGGCGAATGTCCACCGCCAATTGATCCATCTGGGCAAACAGCGCCGACGAGGTCATCATCAAAAGCAACTCTTCGGGCGTCCAGCGCGGATGCTCTTGGCGCTGAGCCGTGTACAGGTATGCCACGAGCCGGCACGCGTTCGATGACACGACGATATATCGCCCATCGACCGGAGGAAGAATCTCGTGCTCGGGGCCGTCCACGAAGCGGCGACACAGGTCCTGCCAGAGCGACAGCGCCGCCACCTCCTCATACTCTTCGAGCCGGTGGCAGGTGAAGGGATAGTACCGTGCGTACTCTGGCTGCTCCGGGTCCTCGAGGACTCGGTCGATGTAGACCCGCGGCGCGAGTTTCATGAGCAGCGGATTACCGCGCTGATGGTTGGTCATAAGCCGTCCCCCTACGAAGCCGCGTAAACAACAAAGTCGGTTGCGCCCACGTCCACGCACAACAGGTCGAGTGACGAGCGCAACGCTGATCGTCCGTTGGTGGTCAGCCCTTTCGTTCCTCGCACACCGTAGACGGTCTTGGTCCGAATGCCGCTAGCCACGGTGCCGATGACATAGACCAGTTTGAAGAAATCGAAACTGTAGATTTGTGTCATCAACAGGTCCGGATCGGTATTGATCGCCGTCAGCAGGGTTTCGACCCTGATCCGCCAGCCGTCAGCGATAATGACGTTGTTCAGGCGTCCCGACGTGATCGGATTGATCTCGTCATGCTGTGGCTCGGATTGATCGTCCAACGTAAGAAGGCGCGCGGTAACCGTCGCCACCGGAGTCGTGTCGCCCAGCACTCCGGCGGACGAGACCGTTTGCGGCGTCAACACGACCGACGAGATATGCTTGGCCGTCATCCAAATCGGGAGGGTGGCCATTACGCTTCGCCCTCATTCGCGTCACTAGCCTCGGCTGGTTGCACGACTTCGATGCCGCCGCGACCAATTCCGCTCGGCAGAATCTCCTCGGGCTGGGCTACGTCTTCTTTTGCCTTCCGCATGCCATCAAAGAACGCGCGAGATCGCACGTGCCACTTCACGCGCCACGAGAGATTCCGCCTCGCGCCCGAGCGCCGCGCTGACCACCCGTGCGACAGGACGCGGGAACATGACCCTGGTGCCATCCAGGAACTCCGTCGCCGGATCATCGTTAATGATCCGCCCGCGATACGAACCGCCCCACCCGCCAGGCAGCCGAAACGCGTACCATCGGGACAGCAATCGCCCACTCTGAATGTTCACGATCGAAGGCTCGAGCAGCGGAGACCCGTGGCGAGTCGCGTAGGGATGATCGCGCCTGCGCAGTTCGGCTAACGACCGCCTACCCGACGTGCGCTTCTTGGCCAGAGACAGCCCGCGGGACAGCAGTCGCTCCGAGCCGCGCTTCGCCCCCTCATCGGCGGCCCTCTCCAGCTGCTCGATCTTCCGAATCGCCTGGCCAATCGTCACGGAGTCACTCCGCACACGACAACCGCGTCGAAGACGACCCCGTGAAATGGCAGATTGTGCTCCAAGAACAGCGCATTGGCCGGGTTCTTTGCATCGTGGTTCCCGATGTGGATCATCGGGAACTGAGCATAAGGGCCGGCGTGCCCGCGCAGCGCCACGCGAAGCGCCTCGATCGCCGCCTCAGCTTCTTGCATCTGCACTTCAACCGTCTTGAGTTCGTCGGACCCGCCATCGATGTCGGCCTGCGAGAAGGCGATGACGATACTGATCGGCCACCGATAGGTATCGCCCGTAATCGCGTACTCGTCGCTGGGCTCGAGTTCGCCCCACTCGATGACAGCCCAGGGCGGTTCCATCTGCATCCGCGACGTGTCCCCTTGCTGGAACGCCTCGACCAACTCGCGCCAGGAGACGCGCTGCGCCCCGACCTCGTCGTAGGTGGTCGTTAGGCCCGGCACCGCCGATTCGAGGAGTGCGTAAACCTCCGATCTCACCGCATCGAGCCACGTAGCCACACCCTAACAAACGACCCTTACGGAGCCGGCGCCCACGGCGGCGCGACCGCGCGTACCACGAGGAACGACTTCACGCCCGCCCGAACGCTCGCTCGCGGCCCACCCTGCACCCGGAGCCACGTACCGGTTTCAGGATAGCCCTGAGGCCCCGTCACGTTGGCCCACCAACCATCCCCGCAAGGCGTCGAAGCCGCTAACCGCAACAGGTCGGTCGTGTCCATCTGGTCGATGTTCGACCGGCCTACAGCCCCGGGTTTTGTCACTTCATACCTCGAAATGATCCTGGCCGCCGCCCCCGCAACCGCAGGGGCCTGGGGCGTTGCCAGGCCCTGAAACCGCTTCGAAACACGCGGCAACTCCTCCGACGGCTCGTAGAGGTCGACCGTGATCGCAAGAGACCTGCGCAAACGTTGGCTCATCAGTCCGTCCGGTACTCCGATAGGTCCGGCAGAGCCAGCGCAGTGACAGCAATGCCACCCGGTGTATCCACGCTAGGCGGCACTAGGAGCCCTTTCCGGAATCGTTCGGCGAGACCCCGGAAGTGCTCGATAGCAGCCGTAATGTCTTCGGACGCGTCGGCGTCCACCATCTTGCCCACGAGCGCCCCGTAGCGCGAGGCCTTCGCTTCGGCAAGGCTTGCTCCCGCCGCCGACACTCCGAGCGCATCGACGAGCGAGTCGATCTCGTCATCGTCGAAGAGCGCACCGTCGTAGGTCTGGACCGTCCAGTCGACGCTGACCTGCGTGTCACCGAGCACACTGCGTAGCCAGTTCCTGGGCAGCAGCATATCGGACGTGTACGTCTTAGCCATTGAGCGCAGCGATCACCAATTCGGCGAGTTCGGCCTTCTTCACTGCCCGCGTCGCAATGCCAAGATCGTTCGCGATGGCACGCAGGTCGTCGAGCCTGAGTTCGCCGATGGCCTCGGCTCGATCCTCCGGCGTCATCGCAAGCAGGAATTGCACCGCAGCACGCTCGGCGGCCGAGCCTGGTGATTCGGGCTCGGCGGCCGCCGCCCGTTCAGCTGTAGCGGTGGGAGATTCCGCTTCCACCGCTACGACCGGCGCAACCGGCTTCGGGGCCGCATCGACGAGCCCCTCCGAAACGCGTAGCGCAAGTTCCTCCGCGCTCCAATCGACTTCAACCTGCTCGCCCGGGTTGTAGACCCTTCCGCCCGTCATGATCGTACGCTTGACGATAACCTGCATACTATAAAAGAACGCAGGCCCCCCGTGAAGGAGGGGCCCGCGTCGTCCCTGACCTGCGAAGGCTAGTACACCTTCATCACGATAACCTGGCGACCGAAGTTGAGCCTCGGGCCGCCGGAATGGCCACGATGCACCCGCGGCAACTTCGGTGGATTCGGGCTCTCGTCGATCTCCGCATAGATCGTCGCCCTGCCCTTGGCCGCATCATGGCGTGTACCCACGTAGTTGCCGCATTTCACACCGTAGGCCATATGCACGCCGACGATGACGACGTAGCCATCAGGGACGTTGAATTGCCACACGTCGTCTGTTGCGCGGCCGTAGCCCGAATCGTCGATCACAGGCATCGGCAGGTCGGCCTGGTTGACCATGTAGCGCTTGAACGTCCCCATGTCGGTGATCGTCGCCCCGAACGGATCGCGCTTCCCGCCGACGTCTGCCGGGTTCTCGTTCTTCCACACATACGACCAGGTGATCGGATTCGAGATCGCCATGGCCTCCGGTCGGTTGAACGAGTGGCCCGAGCCAATCCCTTTGGCATGGATCGCATCGCGAATCGAACCTAGCGGATACGAGTCGTCGAGGTCGGTCCACACGTCGTTGCCCGCGAGCGTTACGAGCTGCGAGGTGTAGCCGTTCCAGTTGTGCGTGTACCGAGTTGTGCCGTTGCGATCCGGAACGCTGACCTCGCCGAGCGAGAGCAGGCGGCCCCGAGTGTAGTTGACGAGCGAGAGCTCGCGCTGAGCAATCTCGAACATCATCCGGCTCGCCTCGCGATACGGATCGATCGCCTCCCCCCACGTGCCGACCTCGCGGCCACGCACCAATCGAGAGGCATCGACGACCCGCGTCTCACCGAAGTGGCCCGGGGTCATCGCGTGGCGCTTGACCCCGGAGTCGTCCATGACGGGGTAGGCCTCTCCGACACCACGCGCCGGGGTGATCCCCGTCACATTGTCGCGATTCTCCCATAGGACCGCGTCGGTGTCCTCGAACGTCCAGGGCATCACCTGACCGAGCGGCGTTGCGTCGGAGAGGTTGATCGAACGCTCTCGCTCCAGCTCCTCGAGCTGAGCGTTAGTGAACATCGATAGGGTGGCCATGTTAGTCTCCCTCCGGGCCGAACCAATACTCGGCATTGGTCGCGCCGACCGCGCCCAGAATCGCGCGAGCGGCCAACTGGTCAACCATCAGCGTCTCGTAGCCGGTGATGCCGACAAGGTCGGCGGCAGCAAACGTGCCACCGATCACGATCTCGCCCTCCGGCTTGCCCGGAACGCCGATATCGAAGTGCGGCTCGGTCGCGGTGTAGACACGACCGTAATTGTCCGTGGCGAGGTCTCGCAATGCGAACCCCCGCAGAATGTGCGAACCGTCCGTTGCCGTGAACGCCGTGTTCACGGCAACGGGACCAGTGCCCTGGCCTGACGTCGGAAGCGCATCGATGTCGGTCTGAGGGACCGCCCCAGAGGACAGCGCAACCGTTGCCGCCAAGATGCCGTTCAAGTAGTACTTGATCCCCGTCGCGCCTGCGGGCACGTTGCCCGAGGTGATCGCCGCGAATCGCACACGGTCGTTTGTCGCATCTGGCACGACCACCGATTTGGCCTGAGACGGCAGCGTCTCGCCCTGCGCGGTGATCCAGGCCATCTGGCAGAGATACGTGCCGACCGGCATCCCACCACCGGTTTCCGCCGTAACTGTCGGGCCCGTTGTCGGATCGGCCAGGCGAGCCGGGTTCCACGCCTTCATGCGACCACCTGGCACCGGGGTTTGCGTTGTCGCAATCGTCGGAGTCGCACCCGTGATCCCGTTGGAAACCAGCAGAATCAGCGGCTGCGTTAGCCCGCCCAGGCGGCCCTTGAACTCGACGATAAGCGCCGCCGCATCGAGCGAAGCCCCCGAAGACGTCACCGCGACGTTGCCAACCCCGATGTTCGGCAGGGCTTCGAGGATTGCTTGAGCCGCCGCCGGGGTCGCGTTGTAGGCGAGCGTGAATCGCTGGCCGTCATAGTCGAAGACCGCACTGCCCGCACTGCCAGAAGTAGCCGTGATCGACTGCTTGTGGTTGACAGCGCTCGCCGTCACCATCCCGAGCGCCTGGCCCCTTGAGATCACGAGCTTGGCATCGAACGGGCGACTGGCTACCGCGCGCTTGCCGCGCACCGGATTGAGCGTTCGAGCGTCCAGCGTCTGAACCAGAGTCCGACCCATTTACGCGTCACCTCCGAATCCGCCAGTCGAGCGGTACGCCTTGAGCACCATATCCCGCGCAGCCTGCGACTCTTGACCGACATCCGGAACGAGCACGCTGCCTGACGGGGCCGTTTCGAGAACAGGATTGGTCAGCGAGTGCGCGGGCCGGCTCGTCCCAAGATTGCGCACGCTTGCGCTCATCGGGCCCTCCAAGACCGCGCCCGTGGCCGAGGCGGCGATCTTGCCTCCCCCGTCGGCCCGCATGGCGCTCAAGAGAGCATTGCGCCACCCCGCCGTTTCGGCAGGAGTGATTCGATTTTCGGCAAGCAGCCCCGCCGCGAACGCATCGGCCGTCGTCTCAGCCGCGCGATCGAGCAGGTTCTGCACGAACTGCACATCGTCCGCGCTCGGCCCGGACTCGACGGGCTCCACAGGGGCCTGAACGTCCGGGGCGCGTCGCTTGAAAAGGTCCGCTAGATTCATGTCTTCATCGTCTCCGTCGCCGCCCGTGCGGCCATCAGTCCTGAAAGAACGTCATCTTCTGAGCCGATCCCATCGACGAGGCCGAGCCGCATCGCCTCCTCAGCGCGCCAACAGTGCCCGGTGCCCATCTTGCGCACCTCGGCTTCGACGAAACCGCGACCGGACGCCACCGCCCGAACGAAGTCGGACATAACCGCATCGACCTCCCGCTGGGCGTCCTCGACGAGCTCGTCATCGACCGGCTGCCCGGTAGCCCACTTGCCCTTGATACCGCCTGAGGTGACCAGCGTCCAGCCGACCCCCACCCCGTCCCAAAAACGCACATCGTCGATGAGCAGCGTGTATACGCCGATGGAACCGACGCTCGCGTAGGGCGAGGCGACGATCGATCCGCACTGCGACGCGACCCAGTAGGCAGCGCTCGCGCAGATCGACGACACGTAGGCGACCGTGGGCTTCAGTCGGCTAGCTTCACGCACATCGTCTGCAAGCGGCCCGAGCCCTGCCGCCTGCCCGCCCGGCGAGTTGATTGCAAGCACGATTTCCTTCACCGCGTCGTCGACGGAGGCCATGCGTACCTGTCGCCGCGCGAAGATCGTCGACGTCCCCTCCTCGAGGCTCGGCACGCTCTGTAGCAGTGGTCCTGTGAGTTCGATGATCGCAACCCCATCCACGATCGCGTATGGCCGCCTGGTATCGCTTTGGGGCACGACAGCGCCGGCGGTGAACGCGTTAGGGTCGAGGCGCGACGCTCGGTACGCATCGATGCCAGGCTCGCGTAGCATCGCATCGGCAGGAATCATCTGAAGCGCCTGGAGGTAGCGCTCGGCAAACCCCCAATCCACACACCAAACCCGGTCGAGCGCGAGCGCTAGCGCGGCCTTGCTTTGCATGTGCGCAAAGAACGCTAAGCCTCGTCGCTAGATTCAGGCTCGCGGTCTGGCTCGGCCACGTACTCGACCGAGAACCACTTGCGCATCACCCCTGGAACCATCGGATCGGTTATCCCGCCCGAACCGCGCAACGTCGCGAACGCCTGTGCCGCCATTCCCATATCCGGCACCGAGACGGAGCCGCCCAAGACATTCGGCGTGAGAATCCGCGCGATCTCTTCACCCCAGTTGAGCGCTACAAGGCGCCGCACGAGCTGCCGCCGTAACACGGAGCCCACCTTTTCCCGCAAGTAGCGCCGGAAGAGATCCGAAACATTCTCCGCTTTGCCCGCGTCGGCCTGCGACGAGCGCTCGGACTCCATCAGCGTGCGGGCCGTGTAGAGGATCGACACCATTTTTTCGCGGTTCGCCCGCTGCATGAACCGCTCGAAGGCGTCGTTTCCCTGCCCGCCGACCGTCAGCATCTTCATCTCGCCGGGCAGGACTGCAACCCCGCCCGACTTGAATGCCGCCGAAACAGTCGCGGCGGCCCAGGTCGCAAAGTCGACCTGCTGGCTCGTCCCGTCTGGCATCGTTCGCAGCCTCATACCGAGGTCTTGCGAGGCCGGGACGCCTGTAATCACGACCGACTCGCCGCCGAACTGCGCGAGCGCCGCGAGTTCGACCGGCTTGACGATCTGGCACCGCTTCCACGCATCGTAAGCCGATCGGATCAGCGACTCCCCGACGAGCACACCATTAGGGCGACGGAACGCCAGGAGGACGAGCTTTTCCTTGCCGAGATACCCCGGAAGCGCCTCAGGGTCGGCCAGCATGCCAGAATACAGCGCCGCGTTGAGTCCTGGCTTGTATCCGATGACGCCCTTCCACCGGTTGAACTGGTCGGCCACGAGAACGTAGTTACGCCGCGGGATGAGCCGGACCGAATCGAGCATGAAAAGGCCGTCGTAGCGCCCGCCGCGATTCAGCCGGTACGTCGTCTCGGCGAGCTGGTGGCCATGCGAGAGCGCCCGCAAGAGCCCTTCGACGGTCATCTCAATCGGCTCGTCCAGCTCGTCGAAGCACTCGGCTACGAACTCCGCGACCTCACACCCGCGATCGTAGAGCGCCGCCGCCTCAGGGCCCCCCCCCGCCACCGGCTCGGGCACGCAGTTCGTGACGGTCACGCCGTCTTCGAGGACGAGGTTCTCCGCGTACCGCAAGGGAGCGTCAATGAATGGGTCATGGCGCATCCGGTCGTAGATGTCCACCCCGAATTCCCGCTCCGCATCATCGATCGTGCGCGGAAACGCCCGATCGGCAGGGACGAACGCGAAGTACTCAGAACCGGATAGTTGCGAGCTGGCGGGCTTGGGCATCTATGTGAAGAAACGCCCGCGCCTTCGCCGCCGCTTGCGGGGAGTGCGCTCCGATCCTAGCGCAGCTGCTGCTCTCGCAGCTGGATCACCGAGGCACGTAGCCAGCCCGGCCACCGCGACCGGCCAGTAGCGCGCCTTCCACGCCACCACCAGCAGCCCGCGCCATCAGCCCATAGCGGCACATGTCGTAGTAATCGTCACCGCCAATGCCGTCCTCGTCGACGTCGACCTTCAGCACGTCCTCGGGGCGGAGCGGGTCGTGCTGCATTGCCGGGATCTGCTCGATCGTGTTCGCGCACCGGTCCATAATGAAAAACCGCGGTGGAGTGGGCCGCTCCGGATTGCCGGGATCGCCCAGCAGCGAGAGCATGTGCGACGCTCCCGAAATCCGGTCGTTGTTGGCGCGAGTGATGTGGATGCCGTGCTCGGCGTAGTCGTCAGCCGTCGACCGCCCGTCGGCATGCTGCTCCGAAGCCCGCTTGGCAAAGGCGTCCGGCGAACCCGCGATCTGGCGCATATCGTGCATCTGTAGGTTGTGTCGGCCCAACATCTCGCGCACCATCTCGGCGTGATAACTGACCGTCTGCCGCGCGGCTCCGTACTCGTCGACGAGCCAGCGATTGCCTTCGTTGTCGAGCCCGAAGAGCCCCCAGACCGTCGGATGGACGAAACCGTAGTCCATCGCCAGCCAGAACTCCCATGACCGGTCCGCGATCGCCGACGGTCGGACGTGCACCGACTCGAGCCACGTGGTGAAGTACTGCCCCGCCGCAATGTCCCAATCCCCATACCGGTAGGCCCGCAACATCCAGCCCGTGAGCCGCTCCAGCTTCTCGCGGTAGCCCTCGTCCACGAACCGGTTATCGTCGACCGTCGAAGCGATAAATCGCGCCCAGGGCTCCCGAGATCGCGCGCTGACGTACGTGGCCTTGTACCACTGATGCCCGATCCCGCCCGGGTTCGTCGTCGTGTAAATGCGTGGCCGGAAATCGGTTCGACTCGTACGATTGCACGTCCGGATGAACTTCATTTTTGACGAGGTCAACGTCGTTGCCTCTTCCACGGCAATCACGTCGTACTGCAGGCCTAGGTAGGCATCGACGTCGCGCTCGGTCTGGAAGTGCCCGATCCGGAGCGTCGAACCGTTCGCGAACGTTACGAGCATCCGCGACGACGTGTATTCGTGCGGAATGCCCATCAGCACGCGCTGCCGCAGGTCTTCGAACGACTCTCGCGCCGAGCGGCCGACCTTGCGCAAAATCAATGCCCGGATGCCTGGCGCCCGCTGACAATCATCGACGCCGACCTGAGCCAGCGCGACATGCGACTTCCCGCCACCTCGAGCCCCGCCGAAGCCGATCTCGGTCGGGCCGCCCTTCCTATCGCACTCACGAGCCGCCGCGCAGAACTCGAGCTGGCGAGGCTGAATGACAAGACCCGCCGCCAGGAATCGCTCGATCTGGTCACGCGGGCAACCGGCGGCCCGGGCCGTGCGAATGTACGCCTCTACGCCACCCAGGGCGAGAACCCCTTAGAACCTCACCGCGATTCCGATCACGAGACCAGGCCGAACCGAACTCCACTCGAAGCGATCCGAGGCAAGCCCGCCGATCCCGACAGTCAGCCACGCATTGCGAGCCACCGGAGCCGAGTACGCCACCGCCGCGCCGAGCCGAACCCCGTCGAGCGGACGAACTAGAACCGACACGTCCAGGGACAGGTCGAAACCGAACACGCGATCCAGTTTGCCGACCGGCGCGAGCAGAACGGGCTGCGATCGCCCGCGCTCGAAGAACCACGCCGCACCGACCTCTTGGGCTTGCGCCAACGAAGCAGCAGAGAGGAACGAGAGAGCCAAAAGACGCCTGAACTTCAGCATGACGCTAAAAAACGCCCCGACCTCGCCACCTGGGAGAATCGGGGCTACTATCGTCTGCTTTTCTTGGCTTTCCGTTGGACAGGAGGATCAGCGTCCAGCATCTCTAAGAAACGTCAGGACAGATGTTGTGGCGCAGGGTGATGACCATCATCGACCGCTTTTCTCAGCGCTCGCACCGCCTCGGTGAGCTCGTCTAGCGCCTCGGACTGTTTCTCCATCGAGTTGTGAAACTCCGTCATGAGCTTCAAGGCTTGCTGCCTGTCGCCATCCCACGCCTTGAGAATGCGTATCAGCAAAAATCCAGCCATCAACGCCCATGGCCCATTCGCCGCCAGTCCCTGCATCAACGTTTCGAGCATGTCAGCCAAAAAACGCTACAGCCTGCCATCTTTGAGGTCTCGAAGCACCTCGTAGACCTCACCGTCCTCCGGCTGGAATTCCGCCCGGAGCTCGCCATGGCTCCAGACCTCGATGTACATGCCGTTGGACCGCAGCTCGAACCGATCACGACCCCTGAAGATCGCGTAGACCGTCCCAGCCATTGCCCCGATGAGCAGCGCCGCAACCACCAAGCCAGAGTGCCTTCCAAACCATCCCATGACCTGGAAAGGCTACTCCAGAAGCGCGAAACCCCTCCGAAGAGGGGCTCGCAATCGTCTTTTCCTTGATTCTCGGCTGCTCGCAAGCCACCGAGAGCAAACTGGGTGCCGGGGAGGGATTCGAACCCTCGACCTGCGGATTATGAGCCCGCCGCGCTCCCTGACTGCGCCACAATCCTCTCGTCGAGCGCCACGAACGTCACCTTCCCCTCTCGGCGGTCCCACTTCCGCGCGTGATCGATCGCGCTCCTCGTCAAAACCCGCTTGAGGTACAACCCGAATGTGATGCCTGGCCGGGGCTCGTACCGTCGGAGCGCAGCCAGAAACTTCAGTCGCATCTCCTCGAATCCGTCGCCCGCCTTGATCCCGGTGCCGACCTTGTGTAGCAGCCCATTGTAGCGCTGGAGCAACTCGTTCACGGCCCGCTCGTTTCCCCGCTGCGCCCGTTCGATCAGCCACAGCAGTTCGGCGTCTTCCTTGATCTTCGAGGCCCGCCGCGGCCGGATCACGACCCGAACCCCGATGGGCGACCGTTGAACCGCCGATACTCGCAGCCCGATCCGCGCTACCCGCCACCCGCTACCCGCCATCTACTCGTTTCGGGTATCGTCAGAGGCGACGTGGTCCGCCGGCCTCTTCGAAGGGTCAAGGCTTGGGGCGGCTCGATGCCGCCTCTTCGGTTCGGGTCCCGTCATTCCCGGCCCCTCCTCGACATTGTCGCCGATCTGCTCGCGAATGAACCGCTCGATCTCTCTCGCGGGTATCCGAACCACGCGCTCGCCGATCTTCACGACTCGCAACCTGCCCGACCGTATCAGTTCCTGGACCTTCGTTCGCCCACAAGCGAGGACTTCGCGTACGTCCTTTAGCGTCAATAGTTTTGCTAGCACTTCTTGTATCTCCTTGCGGTGCGACTGCAAGCCCTTTCTGGGACAACTGCGTCCGCTATGCACCGTCGAAGATAAAGAACGTCGTTAGCCGCCATAGGTGGAGGTGGCGTTCTTTTAGGCGACCGAGTCACCCGCCGCTTGACCGCGCTCTTTCTCTAGCCATCCTGATCCCCCTTGCCATAGATCCGGTCAAGCTGGTCCGCGAACTGCAACTGAATCGCGCCGCCGTCCGGCCCCGACAATTCGTGCTTCTGGGTCGGCGACCAGTCCTCACGACGTCGCCGTGCAAGCCACTCCAGCGCGATCTTCGCGTCGATCTCGGTGTGGGTCTTGGTCTCGACAAGCACCCCGCCATCGGGATACTCGATCCGCTTCGTCACCACCACTTCCCGCTCCTGAGCGGCCCGGCGAACGATATCGACCATGGCAAACTCGCACGAAGCCTCAGCCATTTCGACTAAGTCCGAGAAATCCGAGTATTTGCGCATCCAGTCCGCGAACGTATCCTCTGAGATTCCTGCGTGATGGCACGTCGCGCGACGCGTGTTCCCACCCTCAAGCGCGGCCCGGATTTTCTCCAAGACCTCCGGGGTTCGCTTCGTCTTGCGACCGCGCTTAGCCATTGCTATTTCGCCTCCTTGAAACGACCTGCCCTTGTTTCGGCCATGGCGTCAGCGATATCCGCGCCGTACTCGGCCAACATGCCAGGAAAGGCCATCTGGTCCTTCCGCCGACCCCTCGTGTGCTCCCCAGCGAGAATCCCCGTCATTACCGCCGAGAAGTACGAGTCCCACAGCGTCGCGCCCTGCACGCCAGGATCAGTAGCGAAAACGAACTCCTTGCCCTGAACCGCCCCGTGTTGCGGGAACGCCGGAAGCGTCTTCGCGTCAGCCACGCCGCCCTCCCAGAGAATCAAGCCTCGCCA